AGATGAAATATTCATTAAGAGAGGAACCCCTCTGGCGATGTTTATTCCTTTTAAGAGAACCAAATACAAACATGTTGTGAGAAAGCAAAATAAAAAAGACAAGAAAGTGGTAAGTCAAAATCACCTCTACTTAGAGTCTCATTTTCTAGGAAGTGGTGCTTATAGAAAAATGCAAAGAAAAAGAGATAAAGAAAGTGAATAAAAAACCATTAAAGGTGTACTGGGCCCCAGGAGTATATAACTCAGAAGAGGACCTATCATTTTTTTACAGTAAGCCCGAAAGTCTTTTTAACAATGCCCGAAAGTTTCGTAAAAAAGAAAATTCACAACCAGGAATTCTTGCTTGTCCTGCATTTACAGATCTCTACAAAAGAGTTGCAGTCTTTACTTCTCCAATAACATGTAAATATGAATTTGATTATACAGATAAAAATAAAATGCTTAGACCTATGACCAAAGCAGAATTACCCCTAATCCGTAACTCTAGAGAAGACATGTTTGATTATGGTCCTATATTCTTTTTATCCCTTGGTCCTTTGCTTTTTGCAGAAGAGCCAGTTGTAATGAGATTTACACCACCATATTTTCATAAACCACAATATACGCAAGATGGAACCGTCATGCCAGGAGAGTTTAATATTGGTGAATGGTTTAGGCCACTTAGTTTTGAGTTACAGATGTGGAATCATAAAGGAGAAATTAAGTTTGTTGAAGGTGAGCCTTTAATGTATCTTGAATTTTTTACAGATCGTCCCATTGAACTAATACGGTTTGACCACACAGAGGTTATACATAAATATGTAAAAACCATGCTAAAGGTAAGTACTGCATTTGGAAAATCTCCTATTGCTAAAAAATATGAAAGATTTAGGAATGTTGGAATGCGTGAAAAGATTCTTAAAGAGATTAAGAACAACCTTGTTGGCAACGAATCAGTTATGCTGGAAAACTAAACACTTATTCTTAAAATAAGGTCTAAGGCTCTAGAGGTGTAACATCATCCTTGCATGAACAATTATCACAGCATGCTTCTTCAGAGGTCTTTAGTTCCAAACCATCGTTTTCCACCCATGATATATCTCTACCCATAGAGTCTGTCTTAGGCATGTGGTTTGACTCAAATTGTAATCCTGGATCCCAGGCTGCTTCAAAGTTATCTAGTATTCCCATAGGAATTATTATACCTTATTCTGGATATTCTTGTCTATCCCCCCGAAAATCTGAAAAATATTATAAATTCACTTTTACCAAAATCTGAATATTTTTCTGAGATGTACGATACACATAATAAAAAAGAAAATGACAAAAGAATAGTGAGCACGTATACACGCACCCACTAGATCTTATTGTATTTGTTTTGTGCCTTGCACGTAACCATTTATTCCAAGCAAATCGCAGGTTATTTTTACACGTTGATTTTCGTGCAATGTAGACCTAAATAATTCTACAAAATCAAATGCTTCTTGTTTAGACATCAGTTTTATTTTGCGAGTGTTACCTTGCATAGATGTTAATGTAATGTCTATCATCGAGTCACCGACCAATTAGACCACCAAGGCAATCGGTCTGGGTCTTCTATCCAGAATCGGTCAATGTTATTTTCACACACCTCGCAGAAGGTGTATTGTGTATCTGATACCTCAGATATAGCGGATAGATGAGGGGTATGCTCTTTGCATACTATGTTTGTTAATGTAGTCATTTTGACCACCTTTCTTTTTTAATTCTTATAGTAGTAATACTAGCATACATTTGCCCAAAAGTCAATTCTTGGCACGGCGTGTCGTATGTGATTTACACCACACAGCCCGGCGTAAAGTTATCCACATGATCTAGATCACATCCAGAATTGAGCGTAAGTTATCCACATGACCTACATCACATTTCGAAATGTCCGATTTGTCATACTTACTGGCTAGTAGATGTCAGACCCCTCTGCTATACTTCTAAGTATAGAAAGTTAAAAAGTATTTAACAAGAAAGGAGTCAAAATGACTCACTCAATAAATAACTACTACTCAGAAATTCGTAGCGATATTGCTAAAGAATTTGGATTAGAGGCAGGTGGCTATGCGCCACAACCTAAAATGATACCTATCCGAATTGCTCAACGCATAAACGATAAGTATCCACCTACCTATGAGGGTAGAAAAATTATTCTTCACCCTATGGCTAAGCGTATTGCTAAGCGATATATGTCTATCGTTATGGAGGCTAAATAAATGATACAAATTAAATTGACATCTTTTAATGGTAATGTAAAGCGTGTAGATTTTTCTACCGCATACCTTGCTAAACAATACATAAACGCACTACCTAGTGCACTACCTAAAACAATTACCCTGCAAGTGTCTTGCGACGCTCTAGGTATCTCTGGACATATCAAAGGAGTAAAATAATGAGTACACTCTATGCACAAAATTCCGTTTGCGGAAAATCACTTTCATATGCAGATGCATATGATATAAATTTAAATCCTGAAGGATTTATATGTTGCGATAATTGCAAATCTATTTTAATCTGCCGTAAGGCTTGGGACTTTCTCTACAAGGGGGCAAAATAATGAAAACAGAATTCGAAAAAGAATTAGAAATAAAAGAGGCATATAACGCAATGCTTGATGAGTGTTATCCAGAAATAAAAATCGGATACTCTACATTTACCGCTTCAGAAATTCTTTTTAATTGCGATCCCGTTATGTATCATCAGGGACTTTTAGATTTTGAGGATGGAATGAACGATGAGTAATTTTTTTGTAAGTGGTAACGCATTGTTTTGGTTTTCAATGATTTGTTTTATTGCTGGATCTTATTTATTTGTGAAAGGCGAATGAAAGCCCGGCCTTTTCGAACACTTGTTCGTGTGATGTACTTCACATATCCCAAATGTCCGTTTTGGTATATTTTATGGTGATAATTTACTTTACATAATGTGTGTCAATGTCAGACCCCCCTGCTATACTTCTAGGTATAGAAGGTTGAAAAAGAAGTAAGCCCCTTAAAGAAAGGAAGTCCACAATGACTTCACTAAACACAATATGCGTTGAGCATAAGCCATTCGTCCCTGCTATCTCAGAATTTGGAGATGAGCAATTTACATTCTGCACTGAGTGCGAAAATAATATCTCTCGCTACTATGGCGATCACGATCCTGAGCGTCTACCAATGTGGACAGATTGGTATTTGACTAAATAATGATAACACTTAAATTAACTTCGTTTAATGGTACTACTAAGGCTATGTCTTTCAGTACCCCCGCAGATGTGCGTAACTATATTGGCGCACTAAGTAATGCACTACCTAAGTCGGTAGTGTTGCAAGTATCTTGCGATACTCTTGGAATATCAGGTCACTTGAAAGGAAACAAATAATGAACCTTGAAGAATATAAACAATTCGTAAAAAATAAGCGTGTAATGTCACGCATTGACGCTATGGCAATTCTTGAAAACGCCGCTAAGCAAAACGACCTTATCCATTCTCAAAAAGAAAGTGAGTCAAAATAATGACCTATGACGACTACTATGAAAACGAACGCATTAGCGATATCAATTCTTGCTATTGCACCAATCACTCAATTTGCACAATATGTAAGAAAGGATACTAACTAATGAGCATTGAACTACAAGACACATTGGCTATCTGCCGTCAAATTCGTAACAATGACCGAGATAGTGGAACACACTATCTACTAGGTTACCTATGGGCTAACACTTCAGACAAAGAAAAAGAAAGAATCTATAAATTGTTCAAGGCAGACCTTGATGAGATTGGAGAAAAATAATATGGAATTCGTAATTGTGTGCATGCATTGTTGGAAGAATACAAAATATGATGCGTTAGATAATGTAACTGGCTTGCCGTGTAATCAATGCGGTAAAACACTATGAAAGGAAAAAATAAAATAGAAAAAGATATTTTTGGATTCGCAAACGCAATTGACATAGATCAATTGAGTAATGAACAAATAAAAACTTTAGAAGAAATATTTAAAGACTACAAATAAATAAAACAAAAGTTTGCAGAAATAAAAACTCTGCAACTTTTGGCCCGGCGCACTCGGGCGTGTCGTGATGTGTTTAAGATCACACAAATACTTTCCAGAATTACGGCGTGTCGATTTGACTTTTTGGACTTTGTATGCTAGTATTAATACATAACAATTAAATAAGTAAACAAGTCAGTGTGATAAAAGTCACAAAGAATATGTCCTAAATGTCCGAATTTGGATTTGATAATGTCAGTCAAATTTGGTATACTTAGAATATCAACAAAAAGAAAAGAAGGTGACAATATGTCAGCCAATGTATACTCAGTCCAGTCCTTACTAGTAGGAAAAACTTATCGCTCTCGCACTATTGAGGGAACTATCCTAAGTGCAGAGCCTCACCCTAAAGCCGTATGGTATGAGGGTTGCGATTCTTACCTTGTAGAGATTCAGCCTACAAATCGTATCTCCACTACTTACCGCACCGTTGCGGTTAAGGTAGGTGAGTAATAATGGGAAATATTTTAGATGAATTGCAAAATATATTCTTATGCGATAATTGCGATACTCTCGCCATCGTGTCAGTAGTAAATGATACAATAAATATAGAACAATGCGAATGCGTTGCCCTATTCACCACCCAAGAAAATAACTAACAAAGGACAGATAAAATGGTAAAAATAAATCACTCTCTACAATTCGTAACTGAATTAGATGAAACTCACCCAATCGGAATTCAACTACTTTCACTATCAGAAGAAATGCGTATCGCTATGCTAGAAGGAATGCTAGTAGAATTGCTAGTGCCACGAATTCAGCCAGTACTTGATGAACTAAACGCTGGAAATTCTTATGCAACGCTAAAGGTGGCAGAATAATGAAAGAATGTAAAGTAATTCATTGCACAAGCACAAGCCTTGTATATTCAGGCACAGACGCACTTATGCTTGGTGGGATTCGTACTGAAACATATTGCTATGACTGCGCCAATGCTTACAACCAAATCTCTGCAGATGTAGAAAGTATGGTAAACCTATAATGATGACACGTAAAGACTATGTAGCCGTTGCAGAAATTTTGAATTCATTTCAAGATTTAATTGCAGACCAATTTACATTTGAGGATTTGGTAATTGAATTTGCAGATTTCTTTTCTGCTGATAATCCAAATTTCAAAATGGATAAATTCACACACGCTTGTGGGTTAACACGATGATTCTAGATACTGGAACACTAATCGGAATAACAATTGCACTTGCTGGTTCTTTAACTGTTATGATTTTATTTTGGAAACAAAACATTGCACAACAAAAAGAAATTCGTAGGTTGCAGGTTGCGCTAAGAAGTGAACGACTAAAAAATAAATAAAAAGAATCCTGAGCAAGATCTAAAACTGCTCACAAAAACCCGGCGTGTCGTCCACAGGTTATCCACAGACCTTTACGTGTGATATTAAACACACCCCAGAATTCTATTATGGGCTTGTTTTTGTCAGTCACAGATGATAAGATATTTATATCACTTTAAGAAAGAAGGAATATCTATGAACCTAGATGAGTTTAAGGCTTACGTTAAGACCCAACGTGAAGCAAGCAAGGCAGAAGCCTTGTCAGTCCTATCCGCTAAGATTGTTGTAAAGAAAGAAGAAAACTAATGGACACTTGTATTGATTGTAATGAGAACGCAGTAGATGTAACCGAGTTATATTGTTTTACTTGCTATCTTGACCGAGAGGCAGAGTCGCTGATAGACTATGCTAACACCCACCAATTATTTTTAACTAAGGAGAATGACTAATGGAATACCTATACGCAGTAACTAGCACCAACGATAGTGCCACTAGCCCTAATTGGGTTGGACGCTATACCAATGCCCTTGACGCAGTTAATGTCTTTAATAGTTTTATTGACTATGGAGATGCTAACGAATACCGAACAGTTAATCTATCAGAGCCGTCAGGCAAAATGCATACAAAGACTTTTTATAGTAACGGAGAGGTCGTAGCAAAATGATAGAGGCAGAGGTAATTACTTGGAAGCCTAACTTTTTACATTCTTTTATAAAAGGAATGACTCAAGATGAGTTAGCAATATTTGACGCAGACATACAGGACGCTATTGACGGAGTAATCGAAGATTGGGAAGGTAGAGAATAATGGGATCAGTAACCGCACTAGGAATACAGGATACAGTATTGGATTTGGAAACTCAGATTCTTTATCACCTTAAGGGTAATCACTATCCTCCAGTACCCGCAGAAATGGTCGCCCCTTGTATTGAGGCTATTGACGCATACTATGATGAGGACTATGACCGAATGATTGATATGCCAAAGGTTGGTGACTTTCAGATTCTATATCGTGGCTCAACGCAAGCACCTGCAAGGGCTATCGTAGACCAACACCACCTATCATTCTGGCTACCCGATTGGGAGGACTAGAGATGATTGACACTACTATTCCACACTCAAAGTATTGCGACTGTAAAAAATGTATCGCCATGGAAGAAGAAATTTATGGTAATGAATAAATGAATGCTACAATGAAAACTATGAAATTGGTATATGCAGACCTTCTAACTCCATCGCAATTAATGGAAGGTGACTTAATCAACATTGATAATGATGTTGTAGAAGTTTTATCCGTTGTAGATGATTCATCAGGAGATAACTACACAATTACACATCGTAACGACTACGGTGAAGAAGAAGAAACCTATTGCACATATGAAGATATGTTCAAACTTTATGTTTTTGTAGACGAAGAGGAATAGGTGGGCCGGGCTTTGTGATATTGATCACAGCCTTACGATTTGACATTTTTAGTCTAATAATGCTAGAATTGATTTATGAGAACACGAAAAAGCCCCGAGGAATTACGCAGACTTATAGAGTTGCGCCGTTCTAATGCTGCTTCTGCCGTGCCTTCTAAAAAAGTTTATTCTCGCAAGGGCAAGCAATGTCAGTCCCTAATGCTAGAATTAAAGAAAGAAAGTGAGTAGCCCAATGACCCAATTAAAAAGATCTAAAGATAGAAAGGTGGCTAACCTTGTCACAAAAAATGGAAAGCAAGCCGCAATTGCCAATACCTTCGGACTCCCTGCGGGAAAGTCTTATTCCTGTCCTGGAGCGACTAGCGTCTGCGAGAGTGTTTGCTATGCTGGCAGACTTGAAAAAGTATTCCCAACGGTAAAGAAAAACTTATTGCATAACTGGGACCTGCTTAAAGACGCAGACTACTTAACTATGCTTAATCTAATTAGTGAGATGATTGCTGAGTTCAAAATTGATTGTGAAAAGAAAGACGCACCTAAGTTATTTCGTATCCATTGGGACGGCGACTTCTTTAACGATACCTATACCACTGCCTGGTCCGATGTAATTAAACTTAATGAAGACATTCAGTTCTGGGTTTATACACGTGTAAAGTCTGCAGCGATCATCCTAAAGGATATACCTAATCTCTCTCTATACTATTCTACAGATAGTGAGAATAAGACTATTGGTATTGGGCTCAAGACTGATCACGGTATTCGCCTTGCATACCTTGCCAAAAATTTTGCAATTGGCCAGGAAGATATGAAAGCGTTAACTTCAAAGCCTGGCGCTAAGTGTCCCGAAAACCTTAAAGCCATTCCACTTATATCACAAAAGGGTAGCGCTTGTGTATCTTGTTCGCTATGCGTGTATTCAAAAGCAGATATAGTATTTTCTGCTACTAAGAAATAATATTTAATGAATACATGGGGATGGATCCTTCTTTGGTTACTGATTTTATTTATATATCAGTGATCTAGGAAGCCCGGCGCAAAAAAGTTTATTTGTCAAGTTACGACACGCCTTTAAGATGTGGGGTTTATCACACCCAGAATGCCCTCTAGGATTTGATATTTATTAGATTTTTTGCTAAACTTAATACATACACCAAAACGAAAGGCAACAAAATGACACTAAGCGGATACACTTACCAAATCGGTGATTTGTTCACAACAAGCAAGACAGGCGTTACTGGGCGCATTACAAACTTTAGCCCAATCAATGCCAAACTAACTAGAGTTTCATTGCAATTAGCAAACGGCGCACACCGCTTCGCTATGGTCAAGACCTCTAAGTAATCTCACAATATGAGATTATTAGCAGATAGATTTGTATTTCTGAGATTTTTCAGATATACTAGAAATATAACCAACAACAGAAAAGGAAAAAAAATGACAGTATCAACTGCACTATACAAGGTAGGCGACACCTACACATCACAAAAGTCAAAGGTAACAGGCGTTATCTCTGAAATCAAGCCAAACCCTAACGGCACAGTTCGTGTTAAGTTAGATGTAAATGGCACACCTCGCTGGACTACTTGGAAGGCGTAAGCCTTTCATAGTCGCCAATGTACAGCGACTCTAAATAAGTGGCAGGAACTATCCTGAGCAAGATACAAAAAGGCTCACCACAATGTCAGACCTACCCCCTATAATAGAAATATCAACCACCAAAGAAAAGAGATAAAAAGATGGCAACAAGAGGAAAAGCAATTAGCGTTAAAATCGCTACACCTAAAGTAATCAAGGCACTAGAAGGCGCACTTGCTAAACTAGAAGTTGATTGGACTTCACAAGAGGCAAATGAAGCAAAGTATCAGAAGGCTTATGAGAAGTGGAAAAAGGAACTTATTGACTATGCGGTAGCAAACATCAAGAAGGCAACCAACTTCCGCACTTCATATCGTTCTTGGAACAACAACCTAAACATTGACTTTGACCTAGCAGTATCAGAAAAGGAACTGCCAACAGAGCCAACTAAGGATTTCGTAGTTCTACACAGACACGAATATGAAAGTCAGAAAGAGGAAATTGCTAACGCAATTCGTATTCTCAAGATGACAGATGAGGAAGTTGTAAATACTTCCACATACAATGCGGTGGCTCGCTATCTCTAAGTAATAATTGGAGGGGTTGCACACTAGGCTAGTCGCCTCTCCATCACCTGAGTAAGTGTATAAACTGCTCACATAATTAAATAAAGTTAGGGCAAGGGGTTCAGAGCCTCTCCTAATTCGCCAGGCTGATTAGGGCGATCATAGAAATACTATAGAGCACAGTTCACACCAACTGCAAGAGGTGTAAATTCCTGAGCAAGAATCAAAAAGGCTCAATTTGTGCGCCGGGCCATGTGATTAACATCACGTCTCAATATGTAAGATAAGGCCATTACGTGTTGCATTTGTCAGTGGCGGATGCTAGAATTATAATATAACCAAACAGAAAGAGGCCCCTATGGACCAGCAAACATATCCAACAGTAATACCGTCCGACCCAGCAATAATCTCTACAGAAAATCACTACGTTACACGAGAATTTCTTGAGTCACAGTTAGTATCAAATAAAGAACGTATTGCTCAACTAGAGGAGCACATCCAAAAGGTAACCCAACGTTCATATGCAGATTCTGCAGATAAGAATCGTATGGTTGAAGCAATGCAAGAGTGGACTCTTGAGGCACTGGAGCACGGCACCATTGATGAATCAGATGCCGAATCAATTGCTGAAATTATGGGCTTTGATTTAACAAAAGAATTCGAAGTTGAAGTTACAGTGTTGTACTCTGTTACAGTTAATGCTCGTAATGAAGAGGCTGCTGAAAGCGCTATTCACGATATTGATTTTGATACCGTTGATTATAACTCAGATAGTATTGCATATCTATCGTCTTCAGTTGATAGAGTAGATATTTAGTAGGGGGCTACTAATAGACATATCGAATGTCTTTAAACTAGGTAAGGGCCCTGAGCAAGGCCACGTAAACTGCTCATTTTTATTTTTATAAAATCCGGCCCGATGTGACTAAGATCACACTATAATTTACGAAACCTTTAAGAAAATGTCCGAATTGCCCCATATCTAACTATCCCGATTTGCATTTGTCGGTGGGTGGGTGTATGATTAGATTAACAACAAAAGAAAGAAGGAAATCGTGGCTCACGACTTAGAAACACAAAACGGCAAAACCTCATTCGCATCATTCAGAGAACCTGCTTGGCACGGATTAGGTACAGTATTTACCGAGGAAAAAACAACGGCAGAAATGCTATCTCTTGCTAGTTTAGATAACTGGAATGTTCGCTTAGAGGATTTGGAAACCCCCTCACACCTAACAAGCGACAAGAATTACCAATATGTATTGCGTACTAATCCTACCGACAACACCCAGACAGATATTCTTGGCGTAGTTGGTGAGCGTTATCACGTTATGCAGAATGAGGATTTATTTTCATTCGGTGATAATATCCTAGACGGCGGTGGACGTTGGGAAACTGCTGGCTCAATCAAGGGTGGGCGTGTTGTATTCGGTGCGCTTGCACTAGAGCGTGAAACAATCCTAGACCCTAACGGCGTTGCAGATAAGGTAAAGACTTATTTGCTAATCAACACATCACACGACGGCTCAATCGCTATTCAAGCAAGCATTACACCCGTTCGTGTTGTGTGCGCTAACACTCTCAATCTTGCACTTAACACTACACGCAAGAAAAATGGCGTTAAGCAATCATTCAAGATTCGTCACACACAAACTGCAAGCGGTAAGGTTGCCGTTGCTCGTGAAACTCTTGGGCTTGCTCATAAGTATATGGATTCTTTTGACCTTATGGCTAAGGCTATGATTGAAAAAGAAGTATCTGCTCAAATGTTTAACGACATTATTCTTACTGCATACCCTAAGCCTGAAAAAGATTCTAAGGGTGCTTTCAAGAAATGGGAGAACAAGGTAGATGTTATCAACGACATTTATACTGGTGAATTTAACGGAATGATTGCAGGAAATGCGTGGGGTGCGTTTAACGCTCTTACTGAACGCCTTGACTGGTATCGCTCTGCTCGTGGTGGCAATAACGAATCTATCCTTGCAAGCGCAAGCGGATTTGACCCTGCTATCAACGCAGAAAAAAATCGTCTGCTAAAAATTGTGCGTGAATTAACAAACGCATAAAAAATATTCCTGAGCAAGAATAAAAACTGCTCGCAAGATTCCATAGATCAATTGGTTAGATCGCTACCCTGTCACGGTAGAGGCTGCGGGTTCAAGTCCCGTTGGAATCGCAAGTGGGCCGGCCTCCATAACATTTTGTTACAAACCTCATTACGGTAGTATGATATTTTTCCCAAACCTTTATTACGGTAGTTGACTTTATTTCCCAGTTCGGGTACAATTAATATATACCTACTACCAAAGGACCCACCAATGAGAGATAGAAAAAGAGGCTATTTAGGCCAAATCGTTGACGGTAAGAAGTTAGCCACAATTGCTAATGATATCTATCGTCTACAGTATAGTAATGAATTTAGTGAGTGTACTGTAGATAATTTACTATTCGTTACCCTTGAAGAAAAAAATGTATTTGGCGACAATAAGTATGCCTTGGTTTGCTCAGAGGGAGTAGGCTGGGAGCAGGATACTTATGGATGCTTAGAAGTACCAACAAACATTGGCCAGATGGGTCTATGGAATGGAAGAGTCTTTATATCAGTAGATACAGTTAAGCAATGTCTAACAGATCAAACAGAAGATATCGCAGATTACGTACGTGTATTTGGCTCACGCCTAGACTCTAACTGCTCCCTATGGCAGTCCAAGATGTCAGTGGCAGAGGATACAATGGTAATATGACAACACAAACTACACAAGACCCAATGCTACAACCCTACTACTCCTGCGACCTTGATATTCCTATTGTGCGTATTGAGGCAAAAAGCAAGGAACACGCAGAAGCCATTATGCAAAAGTTTATTGACCAAATCGCACCTATTATGGATAACATTATTAGTTGGGACAATGCTGATTGGGAGATTATGGAAAATGTATATGACCCTGAAACAGGAAGTTGGTTTGAGCAATGACCACAACATTCAAGCCTTACACAATACACGAACTCGTAGAGGAAATCTATGAGGATAATTTCTCACACTTTGATTTTATGGAGAATATGAATGGTGGGGATTGCGATTGTAATCTACATATGACTATGAATACTATCTTAAAGTATTGGGGTGAGTAATGTCAGTACAAACCTACAATGAATTGGCAGACCACTATGGACATAGCCTAAATGTGGCTATCTATGGTGATCAAACAAACATCGCCATTGAATGTGAAAACTGTAACGAAGTGCTATTAGACTTTGATAATGAGGGAGAGTAATGCTAGGTTATACTAAAGAGGAGTTAGATGAAATGGTTAATGCTATTCAGTCTGCTATAACTACCGTGAATCCTGACGATGACCCTTGGCTACATTCAAGACTGTATATGGCAAGCGAATTCTTACAAGGCCTATGGGCAGAAGGGTACTTTGACTAATGTGGATTAAATACATCTTTGTCTGTGACCCTGATGAATGTGACGCTCTTGTTGAGTTTACCGCCAGGGATGGCTATGACTTTCCCCTTGGCGTAATCCAAATGCACTGCCCTTGTGGCAGAATGATGAACTATATTAGTCATGAAAAAGCCTATGAACCTATTTTTGAAGATGTGACCAACATCACACCCCGTACAGTTGTCAAAATAGACTCAAACCCCTATAATTAATATATGGACCTAAACACATTCAGAGAATACATTAGACTAAACGCTATCTCCCTTGAACAGGATTTAGAAAACGAGGACGGTGCCGATAGCGTTGTTCCTTACCTTGAAGGCGCTATTCACGTATCTAAGCATTACTTGGAGGTATTAGGTGAGTGATAAGTATCCCTTCATCCCAGAGTATCTAGTTAAGTCTCTTGAAGATCTAACTATCCCATTAATTGATGTTATCCACGGATACCTAAAGGTTGAAATGCTGGAGACAGAAGAAGTAATGGACGGGGATAATGACGATAGGTTTTTGGAGGGGTACCTAGAGGCCTTGACAAATGTATACTCCTTGACGTATAATTTATCTATAGACCGAAAACTATTAGAGGAGAACCACCGTGCCTAAGTGTCTAGATTGCAATAACACCACTCGCTTTTGGTATGTAGAGGTAAGCCATAAACTTGGTATGTATAACGAGGACGGCACCTTAGATGATGTAGAGGACGACTACTACGATGAAGTAGAAACCTCAAGCGGAGAGTGTGCAGAGTGCGAGTCCAAGAATGTTGAGGGACCACTCTAATGGAAACCTTTATTGAGATGGACTTTGATGAATGGTTTGATACATATAAGCCAATCCCTAATAACATAGACAAGAATGCTTCCTTTGATGGGCATATGTTTGAAACCTATGGCGACGAGGTAGAGTTTGTAAAGAAGGTTGTAGGTAGTCACGTCTGGACCTATGGAGATGGAGATAACGGTGGCTCCTATGTATGGAATGGCTGGTCCTTTGTTAATAGGATTGGTTACTTTATTACTGAACTTCCTTGTCCCCCCGACACTACGATTCAAGTTAAGGTTAGTTCTTATTGGTTCTACTGCGAAGGCTGCGGGGCTGAGTTAGAGGACGAAGGCCAACTAATTAATGATAAATACTATGATTTGGGTTTTTGCCCAGAATGTGCTACAGTAGAACAAAAGGCAGAAGCAGAAAGGGAATCAGATTAAGTTATTACAATTTTTGATGACTTGGTTTGCAATAACAATAACAATATGGTTTGTCACAGGACACCTATAACACCAAAGGAGAAATATATGCAAGCAACACTAACAGATTTAATTTTAGCGGGACATTTCGGAGTTGACTCAGGTCAGGCAATGGTGGGCGACCCCTGCTATCTAGATACTTGGCAGACTAACGCAGACGATGAATGGGACCTAGAGGGCAAGGCAGGACAGTATTCCTATCAGGGAGCAAGCGCTACAACGCTAGAGTCTAACTATGGCACCGTTGGAATGCATAGTGCAGTAGTATTCTCTACTGGCTACGGTGATGGTCTTTATCCTGTATATGTACAACTCAATGAGGACGGGCGAGTGTCCAAGGTAGTTATCGACTTTGAGGGGGAACTTAATGAATAAGGATACTATTAATCTTAAGTTGAATGAGGCCCAGCAATTGCTATGGGGAGGATCTGAAACAGAAAACATTGCAGCGCATAACATTATTTCTAAGTTGATTGTAGATCTACAGGGGGAATCCGATGTGGACACAACCGACACTGTTTGATATAATTGAAGTAAACGACCTAACAAAGGAGCAAGAATAATGGGAGCACGTACCAATTTCACAATCATAACCACCGAGGACCCAAATCAAAATATTAATCTATACTCACATTGGGGTGGGGATAGCGGCGTCATAGACCTAGCACAGGCGCTCAATAAGGCAATGCCACGCATTCGTATGGGGGACACATCATATGCTACACGCATTATCATTAATGCCCTGCAGGAAGACCACGATAGCGAAACAGGCTATGGGCTCTATGTAGGTGAGGTCAAGCACGAGGAGCAGTATGAGTACAAGGAAGTTGACCTGATTAATAATACTGTTACTATTGGGGACCTAACCAAGCCAATTGATAAGTTTATTAGTTATCATCTAGATATGGTTTCCGCTGAGCAAGACTAGGGGTAGGGTCATCCCAGTCTAGGGGTGAGGGGGCAGTGCTGTGGTGGGCTTGCCCTCTCCCCTATTTTTTGATATACTATAGGAGAGGTGAAAGATGTATAGAATTAGCCGTAAGGTTGAAAAGACTAAAGAGGAAAAGGTAGCAGAAAAGATTGGCGTCTTGCTATCAGACTTTCATCTTGACCTAGAAAAGGTTGGGGTGTATATGTCTAGGGCTTTACCCTATCTTGTTTTTCGCAGGGCACTTGAAGTACTAGAATCAGCACAATTCCAACTTGACATAGTAGAACAAAAGAGAGTAGAATATAACAGTGACCGACTTTTCTAACATATGTATTATCCTAGCAGAACTATACTCTGACTATAAAGAAGACCCAGGGTTCGTTGAGTTTATATCATTCAATGACTTAGGTTTGCCACTGGCTTACCTAGAAAAAGAAAACCTATGTAATGTAACTGGTGACGGAGAAAAGTACATTACTGAAACTTGGCAAATATTCTTGGCTTCTCTAAATCTTGATGATCAAGGTTTTGAAAGTCTTGATGAGGTTTTGGCTGCGGCTGAATAATCTCAACCCTTCGGGGCCGGAGTTTCGGACAATTCGGACATAAGGTACAAACCTTAAAACCCTAAAACTTTATTACGATAGAGCCATTTTTTTCCCAGATCCATGGACAAACCTTCAAACCTCATTTCCTAAAAAAACATTACGAACCTCTAAAAATTTTTCCCCATGCCTAGCATATAAAACCTTTCTTGTCAAACCTTCAAACCAGAATATATGGTTTGTCTATTACCTATAATAGTATTACGATCTCTCTTTCACATCCCCGCCCCTGCGTGAGAGCCAGGACTATCAGACATTCTTAGGCGGGGATTACGAAGATGACACAATTCCCCCTAGTATAAGTACATACAAAACCTTCAAACCTTTTTCCTGGTTTTTTAAATAAATATCAAACCTTTTTATATTTTTTCCTGGTTTTTCTTAGTTTTATTGGACATTTTGCTGCATTTTTTATAGGGGTTTTAGGGAGAAAAGGTTTGACAAATGGAAAGGTTTGGGGTATAATCCGCTATCGGGATATGAGGTTTGACAAATGGAAAGGTTTGTGATAGGAGGTTTGGGGCCCCCAAGAGATTACGACGCCTCATTTAAAAGCGCTCCATACTCCATTTCACTCCACTTTACTCCACTCCAGGTTAAATATAAAAAATATCAGTAACATTTAATTGTGGATAAACCTGTGGATAACTATGCCAAACCACCTTATTGACATGTGGATAACTCTTGTGATATTCTAGATATATGGTAAATCTCAGAGGTATTCCAACACCTGTTTGTCCTTGTTGTGGGTCAAGCCTATTAAGGCTAACAGTTCAATTTGATCCAGATACATATGAGGTAGAGATGTATCTATTAGATGATGCAGAGTGTGTAGACTGTAAATGTTTAATAACAGCACCTACTCCATTAGATCATCCAGACTATGTATAGCCTATAAAGCCAGGGGACAAATAGGGTATACTTAGTATATGATATTTACAGATGCAGCAATAAAGAAAGTAGCAAGCCTAATCGCAGACTCTCAGATAACAACTCCTGGAAAGCCACAGTTTTTGAGGGTATCGGTTTCTCCTGGTGGATGTTCTGGTTTACGCTATGAAACCTACTTTGACTATGAAGAAAAAGAAGGGGATGTAGTGTATCCTTTTGAAGGCTTTTCTCTTAGGATAGACAAACTCTCCGACCCATATCTACAGGGCTCAACCTTTGATTTTGTAGACACAATCGAAAAGCAAGGTTTTACTATAGATAACCCTAACGCTCAAGGCTCTTGTGCCTGTGGGGATAGTTTTAATTAACTAGGGTTATATCTTATACTAGGGGTTATGGGTTATTCTTGACTTCCCCCGCAAAATTTGAGATACTAGAGTATGATCTGTAGGATATGCCTTGAAGAAAAAAATGTAAGTCAGATGGTTATTAACCATACAACGCCAGTAAAAATACACTACAAAGATATCTGCAAACCTTGTGCTGGGGACAAGAGCAGGCTTGTCAATAATTTAAGAAAGACTAACCCTATACCAGAAGATCATGCCTGTCCAATATGTCATAAAAAAGATAAAAAATACTACCTAGATCATGACTGGACAACTAAGCAATTTAGGGGATACCTGTGCAATGCCTGTAATGTAGCACTTGGGTTATTAAAAGATGATGTGGTTATTCTTAATAGGGCTATTGCCTATTTAACTTCCCCCGAAATTTTGTGAGATAATAGTTATATGAACCACAAACCTGTAGACTGGGATACAAGACTTCCAGACAAACTTATTGAGGAATGTCATAGGTGTAATGACTTTATTGTTACAGATAGCAAGATAGAAATAGTATTATTTATGATAGACCACTATGGTCAAGATAACCTTAGAAAATGTACTGCCCCTGAACCTTGACATATAAACCCTTCTATGGGACAATAGATATATGATTGTAACCTTATCCCAAGAAGAAGTCCGTGTATGCACCATGCTTGGCACTGAACGCTGGCTCACAAAGTTTGGCTCAGAAGACAAGCCTAACTATGCTAAAGGCAAAGCAGAAGGCAAATTAGAACATGAACTACTTGCTAATATCAGAGCCAATGTGTGTGAATGGGCTGTTGCCAAACAATATAATGTATCTTGGAATGTTCCTTGGTATCCAAACCATCTACATCCAAAGCGCAAAGGTTTAGCCGATCTATCTAAGAATATAGAGGTTAGATCAATTAGGACTCAAGATTCAATACCGTTTTGGAATAAGGACAAGGATAATTATATATTTGGGGCTAAGGTTTTAGATCCAGAATACTATACTCAGGTAGAGGTTTACGGTCATATAAAGGCAAGTGATTTTATGTTAGATGAGTATTACGATAACTATATCTCAGGGTGGAGAGTCCCAGTAAGTAAGTTTACAGAATGAAGAAA